GTTTATTTTATCCTATATTCAGAGATTTGTTTTAAAGGATAGTAGATTATTCCCAGAATGTCAAACAAAGGATTTATTTCTAAGATTTCAATGAATAGAGGTTAAAGAAGGTTTATAGCCTGAAAAGAAACCCAGAAAAGGCTTATTTAGAATAAAGAAAAATGATTCAGAGTCCGAAGCATTTTTAAAGGATAAAGAATCCTTATTCAGATTATGTTATAGATGTATTTGAGTAGAACAGTTAAACAGATTAAAGGAAAACCCTATAGATATTGATTCAGAAAAGAAGTGTATTAGTGTAAAACAATTTGAACAGAAGGTTCAAATTTGGAAGATATGATTTTTTTAATGTTTGGTTCTGTTCCTTTGATATGCTAACTTTTAGTGGCGATCCTTCTTCAGAAATTTGGGAATAATATTGCCTTGAGAATCTACCCATTCTCTGATTTTTGAATTCCAATGAGGAGGCACATTAGTTTTTGGATTTCCCATACATTTCTTCCGATGTCGATAAATAGTATGTCTTTCCAATTCAATTCCCCAGCAAAGATATGCTACATGAGCAATTTGTTTTGCTCCATGTGGTCTTGGAGCTTGCGATCTGAAATAACCAGTATTAAGAATCAAGCTTTCAATAATTTGCCTTTGAAAATGTTCTAATTTACAAATTTTACAATAGCCTTGACGAGTCATCTTCTTCCAAGCCTCTCTATACTTTTCAGTCTCATTCCTGCTCTTTGATTCTTCCAAATTCCTCTAGCTTCCTTCTTAGTCATCATTCTTGAAAATCCTAAAGTTGGATCTGGATAAAGAATTTGATCATCTGAATTCCCTCTCAATTCTTCTGGATAAATTTGCTCCTCTTCTTCTGAAGGCATTTCTGGAAGAATATTGATAGATTTTCCTTTTTCCATTTCTTCTCTCCAAGCTTTGAGTTCTTCATTAACAGAAGCTGAGACTTGTAGTTTCTTAAAACGTAAGAAATTGCTTTCCTCAGAGCAAGCTAAAGCTAAAGCATCAACAAGATCAGTTCTTTTCTTTGGATCTTTTTCCCATTTCATTTCTCTTAACTGTTCAGTAAGAGTATTCATTGATCCAGTATAATCATGAGGAATTTCTATTAATTCTTTTTCTATTAATCTCGCTAGATTATCATACATAGCGTCTCCATGTCCGCTAGTGAATGAAATTTCATCTACTAAAATTCTTGTAAACTTAGAATCTTTCTTTAGCATTGCACAAGCATTTGGAGGATTTGAATCTACTTTTATTTTCTGGACTCCATGATTTTCACAAGTTTGTAGGATCGAAGGAATTATTTCTGAATGATCTGGATTGTCCCAAACCCGATAATATTTTACTCTCACTTTGTTATCTACTGGATTAATCTGTACAATAACTAAAGCTGTTTCTGCAATATTTTGCCCCCAATCCAAACCAGCAATTACAGCTGCATAATCAGCATATCTTATCTCTTTATAATCCATTAATACTTTCCTTAATTTACCAGGCTCAAACATTCTTCCTTGGAGTTCTGTTGGTTCACCAAGAACTCGGATCTTAAATTGGATTTCTGATAAATTTGATTTTTTAGCTTCAATTTTCTCTTTATTAATCCAGGAACAATCATATTGTGACCAATGATGCCTTCTCCAACCTTTCTTTTCTGCAAAGTTCCAAGTTTGGACAAATGGAGATTTGAAATAGTAAGGAGTTGAAGCCATGATTATTCTACCATATGGCTTTCCTGTAATTATCTCAAAAGCTTCGTCTTTTACTTCCTCATTGAAATCTTTCAATCCAGCCTCATCAATAATTAGAAGATTTGCTCTAGGTCCACAAACTCCAGTTAATGAACATGGGAGAGCTTCGATTGAACTACCATCCTTGAACTCGATATAATCTCGGGTAAATCTAAGTCCTCCTCTTTGGTTTTCTGCGATATATTGATCTATCTCATCATGACCTTTCAATATTTTTCTGAGATATTTGAACAAGATCCTAGATTCATCTTTTGATCCAGCAAGAACTGCTACATCTATTGGTTGGTTTTCTACATGAGCAAGAACAAAGGCAAACCATAAAGCAACAACTGCTAATGACCAAGTTTTACCACAACCTCTGCCACAGCAAAGAATAATGTCCATTTGGTGTTTTATATCTTCTACATCTTCAAAGAATTTCTCTTGTTTAGAAAAGACTTTTTGTCCAGTCATATCCTCAAAAAAATTTGAGATTGTACACCATCGAGTCCAAGTATCTTCTTTTATTTGTTGGACTTGTTTCTTCTTGCTTGCCAATTTTATCACTATTTCTTAAGTCTCTTCCTTCCTTTTAAGTATTTCTCTATAATGGGTAATTTCCCTAGTCCTCTCCTTCTTCCTTTTCTTCTTCCAAATCTTCAAGGACGTTAGTCCATAAGTATAGATAAAATGGAGAAGCGAAACGTTTAAAAGTGAAACAAGCTACTTACTAACTTAGGTGAAGAATTTGGAACCTAGATGTAGAGTTTGTCAATTAAAGTTATCTGATCCTGAATTATACAAAGAACTCTTTAAGGAAGAAAGATCTCTCAGAGAACTTCAGAAGCTAGCCAGAGAAAGAGGTCATGATGTTTCTTATTCTTCTTTCCGAAGACATATAATTGGTGGGGATAGGCATGAGTGATGAGGATGAAGGTACTCCAATTAAAGGCAAGTTTGCTGATAGCTTAAAAAAGATTGCAACTGCAGTCAAAAATGTTGGGAGAAAAAGTGTTCCAACCCCAGCTCCTACACGAGAACCAATGTCATTAGAACAATTAATTGCAGTTGGAAGAACTAAAAGAAGAACAACAGGAGATACAGAAAGATTAAAAAAAGCAAAAGATGTTCAAAAGAGAAATGAGATTCTTTATAGACTCGATCCATTGATATTCTCTGGAGTTAATAGACTTCGAAGATCAATAGTTTCTCCAAGATTGTTCTTTACTGGTGAAGAGAAAGACAGAGAAGCAATGGAAGCTTGGGCTAAAGCAGTTGGCTTAAAGAGAGTTTTGAAGAATGCTACTCAAGATATTATAATCTATGGGTATTCAATCATCGAAAAAGTAAAGAATGTTGAAGGCTTAGTAACTAAATTAGTTATTGTTGATCCAAAAACTGTTGATTGGGCTAAAGATTCTAGTGGCAAAATTAGGTTAGATAAGAATCAGAATCCGATTGGTTTTGAACAAGAACCAGAAGATGGAGCTCAAAAAATTTTCCTACCAAGGGAAGATATTATTCTGTTGAATTTCTTTACGCTTGGACCTGAGTGTTTAGGAATTTCTCCTCTTGAAACAGCTTTTAAAGCTTCATGGATTCGTTTAAATCTTGAAGAAGCTTATGGTGAAGCAATTTATAGACATGGCTATCCATTATACTATTTCAAAGTTGGTGATCCAGAACATCCTATTACTCCTGAATTAATTAGAGATGCGAAGAAGATCTTAAGAGATTTTGATACAGCTCAAGAGCTTATTCTACCTAATTGGATTGAACCTGGAAGACTAGATCCAAAAGCTGAAATCAGATCAGTCATAGAACTTTGGGTGTTCTTAGCAGGTGAAGTTGCTAGAGCTTTGGATTCTCCTCTTGGTTATATAACTCCTTATGGTGGAGCAAGGGAAGGAAAGGGAGAAGTAGAATATGCAAATCTTGATTTAGAGAAGGCAATTAGACAATATCAGCAAGATATTAAAGATCAATTAGAAGATCAGCTTCTACCTGAAGTTCGGTTGAGGAAAAATGTAAAAACTGTTCCAGAGTTACATTTTGCAGAATCTTCCCCAGAAACTCAGTGGATGAGAATGAGGATGATTTCAATGTTGTCTAGTAGAGGAAGTCTCCATATTGATGTCAAAACGGAGAACTTCATTAGAAAAGAATTGGATCTTCCAATGTTAAGTGAGTCTGAAGGTAAAGATCTTTCTTGTGTTTTCAATTCTACTAAGGCTTGTCCAGTCAAGGAAAAGAATAATAGTCTTTCAATGGAGCAACTTTCAGGATTTTGTAAATCTTGTCCATTTAAAGAATTGGAAAAAGAGGAGGATAAAACATGCCAGAATCTAACTCAGAAGAGTTCTTCGGAAAAGGAAAAAGTAAAATCAAAATAAGTGGAAAAGAAATAGAATGGGACTGGGAATCTTTTAAGAATACTGAGAATTTCCCAGTTTCCGATAACTTACTTGATTGGGTTATTGGTCAAGATAAAGCTCTCCAAGAATGTTATCTTTGCTTAGATGAATGGGTTCAAAAATTAAAGTTTCTCAAGAAAGAACAATGGTGGAAAGATTGGGAGACTCCATTAACTCGAAAGAATCCAGTTAAAGAAAGATTATCTCCTGGTCCATATTTGCTATTGCTTGGAGATCCTGGAACAGGAAAGTCTTTAATTGGTAGAGCATTAGCAATGAAATTAACAGAACTTTATAAAGAAAATGATATTGAGCTTTCTGATGTGGTTTGCTGGTCAAATAAAGTAATTCCAGGAGAACCGAGAATTTCAATACATCCATCTCCGCTTGGACAAAAGGTTATAAATCAAGAAAAGGTAAAAGAAGTTAAGAGACAATTTCTAAAGAAAACTTTATTCAAACTTCTACAAGGAATAATGATTGGAACTGGAGTTGCTTTACTTAGTTTCTTCCTTTATTTTCTTGGAAACTCTGTTGGAGCATGGATTCAAAATTCTCCTTATGGATACTTTCCATCAATTCAGCAAGCTTATAATTATAATTTTCTTGACTATATGATCAAACAACTAATTGGAATAGTTCCTTATACAGCAATTCCTGGAGGATCATTAATCTTCTTTGGAATTATGGTTGGATGGTTTACCAAGTTTCTTGGTGGGCAAACTGGAATGAAAGGGATTGGAGGAGCAGAATCATCTGATGTTCCAAAATTATTAATTGATAATTCATCTGGTAAAGCTCCATTTATTGACGCTACTGGTCATTCAAGTTCACAATTGTTTGGAAGCATTGCTTGGGATCCATATCAGACTGGTGGTTTAGGAACTCCTGAACATCAACGAGTAACTGCTGGTGATGTACATAGAGCTTGTCTTGGAATTCTTTACATTGATGAGATTAAGAATCTTTATCCAGAAGAAGCTATTACTTTGTTAACTGTCTTGGAAGATGGTCAGCTTCCTGTGACTTTAAGAAGTAGATGGCATGGTGGAGAAACAGCTGCAATGGCTGTATCAACTGAGCCAATTCCTTCAGTAACATTCTTAGTTGCAGCTGGAAACTTTGATAGCATTAATCAGATTCATCCAGCTCTGATGGATAGAATTTATGGTTATGGCAAAGTTGTAAAGATGAATAATGATATGCCAGATACAATTGAAAATAGAAGGAAATATGTTCAATTTATTTCCCAAGAAATCAAGAGATTTAATCTAATGCCTTTTTCTAGAGAAGCTTGTATTGAAATTGTTGCAGAAGGAAGAAGACGATCTGATAAGAGAGATGCTCTTTCAACCAAGTTTAGACCTTTAATTTCTGTGATCAAGACAGCATCTGTTCTAGCTTCTAATAGTGGACAATCTATTGTTGAATCAAAATATGTGGTTGAAGCCATTGAAGAACATTGCAAGACAATCCAAAAACAAATCCTCGAACATAAGATGGCTGAAACAGAGAAGTTTCTTGAAATAGATCCAAAAGGAACTAAGTTAGGACAGATTTATGGATTGGCAATTGTAAGTGATCCAGTATCACAAGCAGAGACTGGAGCAATAACAAGACTTAAAGCACAAATGATTCCTAAAGCTAAATTAAGTGGAAAGAAGCTTGGAGGTTATTATGTGGTGACTGGAGTAGCTAAAGGGACAGAAGAGAAATATATTGCTGATTCCATTATGAAAGTAAGATCTGTTATTCTTAAGAAATATGGAATAGATATAGCCCAAGAATATATGACTCATCTGGATTTCTCTCAGGACTATGGTATTGATGGTCCATCTGCTGGAGTAACTATGACATTAGCAATTTGTTCCATATTAGAAGGAAAACCTCTTCGACAAGATGTAGCAGTTACAGGAGAAATTAATGTCTCATCTGATGATGAAATAGAAGTTACAGCTGTTGGAGGACTCTATGAAAAAATAAAATCTGCAGAAAAGCTAGGTTTTAAGACTGTAGTTATTCCTTATAGAAACTATAAATATTCAATAGATCCCAAAGATTTCAATATTAAGATAGTCCCAGGAAAGAACTTGGATGACTATCTCAAAGTTCTTCTTTCTGATCAATAAACACAACCTTTTTCTGTTAGTAAGATTTATATTCATATTAGGTGAGAAAATTGGGTTCAATTGAAGAGTGGATTAAAAGAACAGAAGAGATCAAGAAATTCATAGAAAAGTTAAAACCAAAAGATAGATTAGAAATAGTATCTGCAATCAATGATTGTAATGCAGCTATAAATGCTTCTACATTAGGTTGGCAATCCTGGGTGCAGGCTCCTAAAGTGATGAATTCCTTTGATGAAAAAGAACTGTTAGAGATCTTTGAATATTTCAGGAAGAAATCTTTAGATTTTCTAGAGCAAGATATGAGATGGACTAAGGAATTACAGAAAAAGATGGCTGAACAAAAGAAGAAAGGAAAAGAAACCACTTATATTCAAAAAGAAAATTATATTTCTTGAGGGATCCTTCTTGACAACCATTCGAGAACTCTGTGAGAGGAAACAGTTTGAGCTAGCTAAGTTTGTATTTGAGAGATATAAAGGAACAACTCCAATGTGTTGTGTAGAAATGAAAAATTTGGGTAAGGGGAAAGATAAGTATCTCATTCGTTGTGAATGGTTGAAAGAATGGCTTCCTGAAAAGGAATTTAAAGTAAGATGTAGGAAATGTCAAAAGGAAATTGCTAAAATTCTAAAGGAACAAGAGAATGAAGATTAGGATGCTTGGAACAAAAGGAGAAATAGAAGAGTTTTCTCCAATACATAAGAAACAATCTGGAATTTTGATAGATAATATGCTATTTGATGTTGGAGAACCAGTCTATTTAGAATATAATCCTAAGATTGTCTTCATAACTCATTTGCATCCTGATCATGCATTCTTTGTGAAAGAAAAGAAAATCCCTGAAGAACATCATGGTAAGTTTTATATTGTTGCTCCTGAGAAAGTAGAGGGGCTTCAATGGGAGGATTGGAAAGTAATTAAGTTTGGAGAAGATTCAGATTTTTGTGATTATACAATAACTCCATTTCCTACTTTGCACTCAAAGAAAGTAAAGAGTTTGGCTTATCTTGTTGAAGGCAAGGGATTAAGAGTTTTATATACAGGAGATATGATTTGGCTTAAGAAGAAGTACCATGATCAATTGAAGAATCTTGATCTTGTAATAACAGATGGTTCTTTCTTAAGAAAAGGTGGAATGATTAGAAAAGATAAAAAGACTGGAGAAGTTTATGGTCATCAAGGAATTCCAGATCTAATAAAATTCTTTTCAAGACTTGGAGCTAAACACATTATATTTACTCATTTTGGAACTGAGATTGTGAAAGATCATAAAGAAGCTGAACGAAAGGTTAAAGAATTGGCAAAAGAAAGTAATATAGATGTAAGATTAGCTAAGGATGGAATAACTTTGAATATTACTAAGAAGAAAATAGAATCTTTACAAGGAGAAGTAAAAGTCCCTGATATTGAACCTATTTTACCAAAGAAAATAATTAAAGTAGAGGGACCTAAAAGAGGTTTATATTTAGTGCCTCCTCATGCAAGATGGATAGCTCAAGGCAAGAAAACGATAGTTGTAAAGAAAAAGAAATTTGAGATTGATCCAAGAGAACCTTTATATCTTATCGAAGATAATATTTGTTGGGGTCATATTTTTGTTGGAGAAGCAATAGAAATAGGACCCAAAGATTTTAAGCAGTTACAAGATAAACATCTAGTTTCAGATGAAGAAAGGAAGAAATGGTGGGGAGAAGAGTTTCCATTATATGCTTATAATGTAAAAGCTGAACCTTGGGCTAAACCAAGAATTGTTGAAATACCAAAAGGAATACAAACATTTGTAGATGCAGAGAATATTAAGTTTAAAGGTTTTAAAGAATTGTCTGATCAAGATCTAGAGGTTTATCATGCTTATGCTCATAAAATAAAAAGTCTTGATTTACATTCAGAAATTCTTAATGAGTTTAAAGAAAGAAATTTCATTCATCCATATTCAGATTGGTTAGATAGACTACCAGAATTGTTAATTTCAGATTGGAAAAGATATGATCCAAAAGAATTAATTAAAACGAAAAGAGGAAAGAAAATTCTTGGGGATGATCATAGAATCGTTCATGCTTGGTGGAAATTATTGGAAAAAGGGAAGACTTTGAAAAGTGAACAATTTGCTAAGTTTTCCTTAACTGAACAGAGAAAGATAATTTAGCAAAT